CATAACTCCAAGGTGTATCTCCGTCAATAAAATGTACGTTCTCTTTGGACGTTTCCTTTGAGATTTTGGTTACATTATAACCAGCTCCAGAGGAAGACGTAGCTTCCTTTTCTTTATTATTATTATTATTCATAGAAGTAAGCAAATTTATGTACATTACGAAAAAGAGCACTGCTCAATGCTCTAATCGCAGTAATATTTATTTGGCCGACGACACCTCCAGTAAAAACCGGTATCCTAAGGGTAGGATGTCTACAAGTACAAAGCTGTTCACATACACGTAAAAAATATACAAAACATGAAATGTGCAGTAAATCAATTGTACAGGGCTATTTTAAACTTATACCACGGATAACTCCGGGGTTGGGTGAGTTTTAAGTCTTCCCAAGACATTACGTAACTATTTTGATCTTATACCACGGATAGATCCGGGGTTGGGTGAGTTTTATGTCCTCCCAGGACCGGGCGAACGAAGGAATTAACATTGTGTGTCAAATTGCCATTCGTTTCCATCAGTTCGCACAAAAGTTGATTCATCAAGCGGTACCTCATCATCCGGCTTATCAATATACTTCTTAGTCCATTCTTTAAGATAAACATCATAAGACTTGTTCAGCATATCAATTTTGCCCAAAGTATGAGCAGCAACAACTTCTTTCATTTGCTCGCGTCGCATTTCATAGTGTTCTCTCCCATATTGCCACCATTCGCGAAGAGCATTGTCAATATTTTTACATGCTAACTCATCCATTGAATCAGACGTTGATTCCATGGCCGTGTGAAGCATTTTAAAACATGACGCTTCGTCTAATGCACCGTGAAGTAACCCTGTATCTTCATTAAAAATATTACGACGTTTCAGAAAATCAGCTTCTTCATCACGCATATACATGGTGGGAGTGGATTCTTTATCTGGCATGGTAAAAATCATATCTCTTTCCTTTAAAAAGTTTGCATAAGATATATGATTAAACCAGTCATATCCCTTCTTAACAGAACCTTTTACATCATCACCATAAGTCATAATGGCACAATTCTGACGAAAAGGTT